ATAAAATAAAAACCCTCTTCGGAGGGTTTTTTTATTGCTTAAACTTTACACTTTAAATTTTATTTTTTGTTGGTAAATTTCTTTGATAGATATTTATTATTAAAAACAATGGCACAAAAAAATTATATAAACATACAGTTTCCTTTTAAGGATAGTGCTGAAAACAATTTTGTTGAATTAACTAGGGATTTTAAAAAAGCTATTAAAGCTGATTTAATGCACTTACTGTTAACCAATAAAGGTGAAAGACTTTATATGCCAGATTTTGGGGCTAATATAAGACAGTATTTATTTGACCCAAATGACGATGCGGCACATGCTTCTATTAAGACAGAAATTAATGATTCTATAAAAAAATATATACCAAATTTACAAGTAACAGAATTAAGTGTTACAAAATCGGAAGAAAATGAAAATTTAGCTGTTGTTAAAATAGACTATATAGTGACAACAAACGCTTTACAATCATCAGACTTTGTAATGTTAGAATTATAAAAAAATAAAAAAATGGCTGAAAAAAAAATAAATTATTTTGCAAGAAACTTTCTTGATGTTAAAACAGAGTTGGTGGAATATGTACAACATTTTTACCCAGAACTCTACCAAGATTTTAATGACGCTTCTATTGGTACAATGTTGATTGAACTTAACGCGGCTACTGCCGATATGTTATCCTACCATACCGATAGAATGTTCCAAGAAACCCAAATCGATTACGCACAAGAAAGAAGGTCTGTAATGAATATTGCCAGAACTTTAGGGTTAAAAATACCTGGTAAAAGATCATCGATAACAATAGTTGATTTTTCTGTTACAGTACCAGCTAACCAAGGTAATTCATTACCAGGTTTTGATGCTAGATACACACCTATTTTAAAATATGGTACACAAGTAGTCGGTAATGGTCAAACTTTTGAAACCATAAGTGATGTAGATTTTTCGTCAGAATTTTCTTCAGGAGGAATACCGAATAGACTTATTTTACCTAATCGAAACTCTAATAACGATATAATTAATTATACATTAGTTAAAAGAGAAATCGTTTCTAATGGAGTTACCAAAGTTTTTAAAAAAGTAATAAATAAAGAAGACTCTATACCATTTCTTGAGGTTATATTACCAGATAATAATGTAGTTTCTGTTGAACAAATTATAGTAAAAGAAGGTACAACATTCACCAATAACCCAACAACAGACGAATTTGTTAACCCAAATATAAGATGGTATGAAGTTGATTCTTTGGCTGAAGATAAAGTTTTTGTTGAAGATAGTACCAGAAGTAGTGATAACAGCGGTATAAAACCAGGGAAATGGTTAAATGTTACTAGAAAATTTATTAAAGAATATACTGATACTGGGTTTTGTAAAATAACCTTTGGATCTGGTTATTCAGATGAATTTTATTTAAAAAACTATACCGATAACAGTTATGTGTTACAGATAGCCAACTTTTTTAATAGTACGGCTTTAGGTGAAATACCAAAACCAAATTCAACACTTTATGTTAAATATAGAGTAGGTGGTGGTGCTGGTTCTAATGTGGGTGCCAATACGATAAATTCTTTAGGTAATGTAGAAATGATAATAAATGGACCTAACCCCACAAATAATAGAGCAGTTAGAAATTCTTTAAAAGTAAATAACTCAATCCCGGCTTTTGGTGGCAATGATGATCCAAGTATTGACGATATAAGGTACATGACAAAATATAATTTTGCCTCACAAAATAGAGCCGTAACACTAAAAGATTATGTGGCAACTATTTTTAAAATGCCAGGAAAATTTGGAGTACCTTTTAGAATGCAAGTTGGTGAAAGAGAAAATAAAATAGAATTTGCTGTAATGGGCTTGGATAACACCGGAAAATTAGATAACCAATCAACTAATACTTTAAAAGAAAATGTAGCGTCTTATTTATCAGATTATAGAATGATAAATGATTACGTTGTAATTAAAGATGGTAGAATAATTAATTTAGGGTTTGAAATAGATTTATTTGTTGATAAAAGTTTTAATCAAGGTGAAGTTGTTAATAATGTTATAAATGTAGTTAAAAACTATTTTGATATTAAAAAGTGGCAAATGGGCCAAAGTATTTTTATGGCAAATTTAGATGAACAAATAAATAATGTTGCTGGAGTATTGAATGTTATTGAAGTTAGAGCTTTTAATAAAATTAATGGAAAATATTCTGTTAATACAACTTCACAACAATTTATTAATAATGAAACTAAACAAATAGATTTAACAGATGATTATACTTTGTTTGCTGAATATGACACAATGTTTGAAATCAAATACACAAATAGTGACATTTCAGTAAGAATTAAATCTTAAAAAATATGAGTATAAATAGAATTACAAGTGTTTTAGGTAAAAAAAGATTTAAGCAAGGTATTGACGTTAATACCAATTTACAGTTAGAATTAGAAAATAAATCAAAACCACTAATTGAGTATAATCTTATTGACATTGTAAATCAATTTGAATTAACACAAGCTGAAAGAGAAAAATCTAATCTTTATAGATTTAGTGGTAAAATAAATATATATACTACAAACATACTCTCAACTACCTCAACATCATATGTTAATGGTAAATTAACGGATAAAAACTGGACACCAATGTTTTATGATGATAGACCTTTAAATTGGGTTATGCAGTTAACGTACCCATCAGATTCTTTATACAATTATGATATAGTGGCTAGAACTGGTAGTACAAATAGTGGAGCTGTTATAACTAAAGCCTATAAAGGTTTACAATATTTTAAGGTTGGATTAAATAGTGGTGGTGGACTTGTTGAACCAGTAAACAACCAACAATATGTTACAATCAAAGGGGTTCAAAAACATACTTTAACAACTGATGATTATGTCTATCTTTATAGTCCATATAACACCTTAAAAGGTGTTTTTAAAATTAAAGAATTAGGCATAAATGGTGAAAATTTAGATACCGATTTTACTATCGATTTATTGTTTAACGGACGCATATACCTTAACCAATATTCTTTAAACCCATTATTTATTGGTTCTGGCAATTATGTAAAAATTATTAACCCTTCTTTTGATGATGTTAATTTTAACGATCCACAAACTTTTAGTTATACAGTAACTTCTGATATAAACGGTGGGACAACAGGTAGTTATAACTTAGACGAGGATAGGTATTTAACCGTTAGAACCGATCAACCACACCAATTAAAAATAAATAGTTTTGTCGATATTAGAGTTAATAACGGAAATTCTTTAAACGGTATATGGAAAGTATATAACATATTAGGTACATCAGCTTCAACACAATTTGTTATTAAAGTTGATCCAAGTATGGCGTCTTCCAAAGGGATACAATCAACTTTTAGTAATACAAGTTATTTCAGAGAATTAGATGGTACACCGTGTGAATATTATGTTAGACAATTCGAACTATTAACATCAAATGATTATGAAGTCTATCCTTGCGCTTTTAGTACTAATCCATATCCAGATATTAGTGATTCAAAAATCGGTTTAGCAAACGATACTTGGCTCTTCCAATTTAACCAAGATATCTTAGTTAGTGACTTAGAAGATAATAGAAAAGGTTCTATAACAGAGTTTTATTACACAATTATTAAAAGAGCCGGAAACCTACCATTTAATTGGTCAAATGTAGTTGCCGATTGGGATTTTAATAGAAAAACAACTAATCTATTAAACAGTGTAGAAACAATATCAATATTTGAACCTAATAATGCTGGAACGGTAGAAAAATCAATACCTAGAAGAAAAGTTATGAACATAACAGGTGGTACAGAATTTTTAGACGGTCATAAATATATTGGTGATTTTGTGGAATTTAACCCAATAACTTTAGAAGAAAAAACAGTTTCAGAAATAATAAACAGATTTGGTTTGGTTACACAAAATTCTAACAATGAAGGGTATTATTACAAACCATTTAAAAAGGTTGAAATAAGAAAATATTCAACATTAATTAATACTGCTTTTGAAAATGAAGATGTTGAAAATTTACCAAAAAATTATTTAAAATATTCTGATGGCACAATAGCGTGGAGAGATTTACTACCAATAGGTGGGTTTGAAGAGGATAATAACGGAATAGAATACCCTTTTTTAAACAATGCTAATTACATTTATTTTAACCATAATTTATATATAAGGAGACAAAGGCCTCCGGCAATAATAAATACAGAAATATTTAAATTTGTAGAAAACACCAACACAGAATGTTAATAAAATATCAATTAAATAATAATTTTATTGGTAGTATAAATTCAGGTACTAGAGCCAAATTTATTACAATGCCTTTAAATATGGATTTTACACCAACGGACTATACTGAAGACATTAACGATATTGTTGTTAGTGAAAGAGAAAAAGCCATATATTCCAAAAACTCCGTAAATAGAATTTTTGATGCCGAAACTATAAGATATAAATACGAGAGTCCTGCGGCTAACAATAATAGAGGTTTACTTTTAAGTTTCAGGTTATGGAACTCGACAGCAGACACATATACAAATGGTTTTTCATATAAAAATGCTGATTTTACTGACGATGACATCAAATATAATAGAAATGCGTTTAAAAAAAGTTTTTTTAGATTAAATTTTTATGATTCAAATACTGGTGAAACTAGTAGTATAATTTTTACTGAAGATATAAGTCTTTACGGCAGTAAAGAACCTAAATTTTATTTTAACGATTTATACTGGCTAAGAAACGATGAGTATTTTTTATCTAACAACAGTAATAGAATTATATATATGGACGCGACTTTTTTTAATGCTAAAAATGGGTTAGTACAGAAATTTATAAACATACCACCAATACCAGTGAATAATTTACCTATAAAAATACAAGATTACAGTAACCCAAATAATAGGTCATGGAGGACCAGTGCTATTGAAATAATAAACCCAAAAAACGCTAACGGTAAATTTACTTTTAGACCTTTGGTACCTTTTGGCTCTAATGAACCTGATAAAATAACACTAAGTCAATTTGTTATGAAATAATGGAGTTTTACCGTAAAAAAATAAGTTTTTCTGATTTAATTAAAAGAACGCAAACTTTAGAAGTTACGGGAACAACTGTTTATTTTCCATTTTTTTTAACACAAAATATATCTGACCTCGGTATTTATACAGACGTTAACGAAGTTTTTGAGGAAAATGTTAGGTTTTCTGCTATTTGGAATTTTTCGGCTGAAACACAAACAACACCTAATTGTGGTGTAACAAATGACTGTACTGTAAATATTACTGAAACACCTATAACAATTAATGGTTCTTCTAATGGAGCTTTACAAGCCACAATAACTAATTGTGTCCCACAAAATTCACAATCAGTTACATGGTCAGGACCGAATAATTTTAGAGCAACTGGTTTAACAATTAATAATATAGTGGCGGGTAGTTATACTTTAAAAATAATTGATTCTAATTGTAATATTACTTATAAAAATTATGTATTAACACAACCGTCACAATTGTCATCCAGTTTATCCACCACTAATTCACAGACTAATGCAACTGTAGGTTGTAACGGTTCGGCGACAGTAACTCCAAATGGGGGTACACCTCCTTATATTTACACCTGGTACCAAGGATCAACAACATTACCTACAACAACTAATATCATTAATAGTTTATGTGCTGGACAATATTCGGTACAAATAAAAGACAGTACTAATACAGTTATTTCCCAATACTTTAACATAAGTGAACCGGCTAGTATTTCTGGTGTTTTGGTAACACAAACTAACATAGATTGTTTTGGTGGTAATACAGGTTCTATTGAAATTAAAGTTACTGGTGGAACTACGGTACCTAACGGATATAAAGTTATTTTAACAGGACCTACACCAAAAACAATAACAGGTATTACAAGTAATGTTACATTTAACAATTTATTAGGTGGTACTTATAATACACAAATAATAGATAGTGTGGGTAATACAACCACCATACCACCAATAACATTAACACAACCTATAGTATTAACTTCTAACATAACTAAAACTGATATTACTTGTTATGGTGATGCTGACGGTATTTTAAATATAGGTTTAAATGGTGGTACCACACCGTATACATTAAAAATCATAAGAAATAATAGTTTGGAAAATATTATTTCAGATGTTTCTAGTAGTTATTTATCACAAAATAAATTACCTGGTACATATTATGTTGAAGTTGAAGATTCTGCTGGTTGTACAACAATTTCTAACTCTGTGACAATACAACAAAGAGCCAGATTAGATGTGAATTACGTAAACCCAACCACCTATAATGGATATGAAATACCTTGTTATGGGGATAGGGTTAACGTTGTATTCTCAACAAGTTATTATACTGATAGTACAACAGTGACACCTTCGGTTAATAGTATTAACTACTATGTAGACAATGTACTTAGTGGAACATCTTTATCAAACACCACTAAAACTTTAAGTTTAGATGCTGGAAATCACGTAGTTAAAGTTGTAGATTCAGCTGGATGCTCAAATTCAATAAATGTTACAATAACAGAGCCACCTAGTCCACTATCTATAACATACGGCGTTATTGCGGCTAATGACCAAGCTACAGGTTGTGCTGGTTGTGCTGGTAGCCCAGATGATTGTCGACAAGGTATTATTGACATAAACGGTGGTGTAGCACCTTATTCTATAACTTGGGCTGGTGGTACTAATCAAACTGGTTCACCTAGTACTTCAATTAGTTCAAAACCAGATTGTAGTGGTCAAGTTATAACTGTAACAGTAACAGATAACAATGGGTGTACCGTTGGACCGATTAGTATTACATTAACAGTATGATAACTTCAGGATTAACAAGAAATAAATTAGATATAATTAGGACATACAGTTTAACACAACCTTATGTTTTAGGTGTAAACGGCGTTACTGATATCAAACCCTCACCTTCAGCACCAATTTCAGCTATTACATCAGTATCTTACACAATAGACGACATCAATTATGTAACTTATTTAAATAATAGTTTAACAACCTTTTTTTACAATAATTACTCTGGACAAGACTTTGAACCTTTTTTAAATACACAAAACGGACAAAATACTTTTGATATAAAAGAAGAGTCTAAAATGAAGTTAGTTTTTCCCCCAAAAGTCACTAACGACCTATTTATAGAGAGAATGGAATTAGCTGTTTTTGAAAAACATTCTAGGTTGTCTAATATTAAAAATTTAGAGCAATTAGAAAATTATAAAAATGGTTATTACAAAATTACAAAAATTAATTAAAAATGGCAACTGGAAATTACGGAGTAGTTAGACCCGCAACTGTAACACCTAATGATATGGAAGTGTTTTTTACATATTCCCCATCTAGAGACACTGCTCCAACAATACCAATCCAAAGATTGGTCGCTAATCAAATTATAACAACTTTTAAACACCCAACACCGAATAATGGTAATATACCATTATTTGACGGTCTTTATAATTTACAATTACCGTTAGCTAATTTTTCTGCTAAAGGAATATATAACGTTATTATAAGACCAAGAGAAATAAGAACAACAATAACCGATTGTGGTGTTTTATCCGCTTTCCCTGATATAAAAGGCATTGTTTTAGACGTTAATGCTTTAGGTATACAAGATGTTAATAGTTTAGTTGGTTACAGAATAGAGTACTATGATAATAATGGTAACAGGATACCTAACTTTTTTAGATTAATAACTTCTGCTAATAGAGCGGAACCTTTAAATACTAATACAACAAATTCTTCACAAAAATCAGTTAAATACAGATTTAATGACGTATCAAACTTAGTTTTTTGTACACTAACACCTAGTTCCGCACCAAACGTAAGACCAAATCAATTTCCCTTTATAGGTAGTCCAGGACAATCAATATCTATAACAAACACTTTCTTTAATCCAATCACAATAGAAATTGATATGGTAGAGTATGATGTTGAAACTTTAGCTTACGCTCTTTACGGTAACCAAACTAAAGGTATTCAAGATGGGATGTATACGATATACGACTTCCAAAATCGTATTTATAAACAATACAATTTATTTGAAATCCAAGACCAATTTTCTGGCGAACCACTCTATGAGGTTCGTGAATTAAAATCAGATATTGATTTAACAAAAGATTTTAATACAATAATTAACCCTAATACACCTTTATAAAATAGTTGAATGGCAAAAGTTCGTGTAGTACCTAGGAGTTTAACTCAAAATTATCTTAGCAGAGAGGCAGATTTTTCACCTAACTTAGTTGGGTTACAATTTACTGATGGAGCTTCACTATTTACGTTAGGTAATTTTCAGGTTACCACAAATTTAGAAAGTAGAGTACCTAAAAATTTTTCTTTAGGCGGCCAATGGTCTGAATATTATTCATTAGATAATTTACAAATTAATGAAACTATATCACAAATTTTAGAAACAAATCAATTAAATGTAAAATTAAATTTTAATAAAAAAGATATTAAAAGGTATGTTTATTTTGGTTCATTTACTGAATTTGTAAGAGTAACATTAGAACAAATAATCCAAAAATGGAAAGGATCACTTTATGTCACACCTTTTAAATTTGGTGGATACTCAAGAAATACCGTACTTTCTTTTAGTTATAATGCCGGCAACAATACGTCCGAATTTACAATACCAACTACTACTATTGTCAATAATTTTAACTTACAGATACAACAAAGTGAAACTAACTCTAACGAATTATGGGACTTAAATACTAACTACGACCAATACGTTTTATGGTTTGGTGGTGATAAAGAATATGAAGTAATTGAATTTACAGGTTCGACAGTAAACGACACTAATTTAAGGGTTAAAGTAAAAGGTAATCCGTTTCCCGGTTTAAGTGGTTATACTTTTGGTGCTTTTACTTACCATATTAAACCTAATAACACACAAGTAGAGTTATTTTTTAAAGAATTAACCGATTTTGAAACATTAATATTAGATAGGTTAACAACGCCAATATATACCTCAACATTTAACGTACCAATAAAAACTGAAAGTGGTTCAGTTTATTTTATTCCAAAAACACAAACTTGGCCAATTTCTGATGGTTATAATTTAGATGTTACTACAGAACAATATGAAAGTTATGTTCAAAATATTTTAGAAATGGCTAGGGATTTTGATTTAACTCAAACGGATTTAATTTCTAGAAGGTTTGTCTCAGAATCTATCCATGAATACGACACCAATGACGGAACTAATGATGAGGTTTATGGTATGAAAATAACCAAATTATTAAAAATTTATGGTAGGGAGTATGATGAGGTAAAAAAATATATAGACGGAATTTCTTTTGCTAATGTTGTTACATATGATAAATTAGATAATACATCTGATAATTTAATAAAAATTATTGCAAAAAATTTAGGTTTAGATGTTTTATTAACTTTTACAACGGATAGTTTTAATTTATTAGAAGATTCTAGTACATCTTCCGAAGTTATTTTTAGTGGTTATTCTAGAACTTTTTCCGCAAAAGAATTAGATATTGAATTGTGGCGAAGAATTGTTTTAAACGCTTGGTGGTTATTTAAATCGAAAGGAACTAGAAAAGTTATTGAATTTTTCTTAAATCTTTTTAAAATACCAGAATGTTCTGTATCATTAAACGAGTACGTTTATTTAGCTGAAAACAGATTGGATATTGATAAAGTGTACAACGACATCATAAAAATATACCAAGCTTCATCAGCACCAATAAATACAATAAATTTTTCAGCATACCCAATAGATTCTTTAGGTTTCCCTAAAGTCTTACCCGAAACAGACTCAAATTTTTTTCAAATGAAAGGGTTTTGGTATAACGGTGGTAATCAAAGTAATGATGGTAATAACCCTCATTCTGGTACATATGATTACGGTAAGCAATATATTGATAATTTCAGATGCTTCCAAAATATAAAACCTTTTTTAACAGCAACGACTTTAGTAACTGACAGTAAAAATTATTTTAATAATTACAATAAAGGTACATTTGTTTTTGACCAAAATGGGTTACCGATACCATTTTATGGTGGGGCCTACGCTAATCAATTAAACAATTATACACAAAACGCTATTGTAAATGTAGCTGGTTTAACTATCGTTGGGACAAATGGTTCAGCTTTGGAACCAGCACCTAGTGGTGACACCTATTCAATGAAAGTAAGTTTTACAACAGGTAGTGGTAATTTTTGTGAAACATGTTCTACAGGATTAAATTATTTAACAGACCCAGCCACTAATCAAGGTGTTGTTTATACAGGAACACTTTTAAACCCAATACCTCTAGATAGTATTGATTGTTGTACAAGTTATTGGTTACCTAATACCGGTGTTTTAGGTACAAATAACAATTATGTTTGTTATTGGTGCCCAACCCCACAAGTAGTATGTGATTCAGGAACTTTTTTAACTTTATATACACCAACACAACAACAAAATTTGGCAACCTCATTAGGTTGGGATTCCACTAGTAGTTTAACACCTTCACAATTTATAACAAATATAATGAACCCTTTCTTTCTTACTTATGGGTGTGTGTTATTAGATCCTAATAAAGCAATTATTAGTGACGAAAGTTGTTGCAGATTACAAGGTGGTAATTTAATTGATATTAATAATAAAAAATATTGTGTTAAAAACACAATAAATTGTAATAACGGTTATACTATAGGTA